TTTGGTTGCTGTTTTCCATGCTTTTTGTGCGGCTTTGCGGTTGACCCGTTTCGGGTAGGTGTTCCACCATTCCTCGAAGTGGTTTATTGGCTTTGGTTCTATGGCTATGGTTACTTCGTCACTGGCGGGAGGGGGTGTCGTCACCAGCGGGAGGGGGGTATCATCACCCACGGGAGGGGTATGGTCATGGGCGGGAGGGGTGCTGTGGATAACGTACCTGTTTGACAGCATTTGTTGTGGATTGTCGGGGTTGCGTCTGTGGTGGACGGTGATGAAGCCGTGTTCGACGAGTTCTTGTATGGCTCGGTCTACTGAACTTGCGCTTGTGTGTGCGAGTTTCGCTATTCTTGCCCGTCCGGGGTGGCAGCTTCCTGTTTGGTCTGCGTGTCTGCGTAACACTCCGTAGATGCGTACCGAGATGTGACTGATGTCTGCGTACAGGACTTTTTCGGGGATGATCGCAAAGTAGTCTGTTGCACTGATTTCGTATTGCATTTTGCCTCCTACAGCAACCGTGTTGAACGGTTGTGTTCACTGTAGCACCTGTGGTATGCTTTCTGCAACTCGGAGGGGTTCGAGTTATGTATTGCACGGATAGAGCGGGTCGTTCACCCACCTCCTAAAAAATAAAGCGGCGTACGGCCTGCTCTCCGTGTATCATGTGATGGATGTCAGGAACAGACCGGTCAGGTAGACGCAACGTACCGTTAGAAGACAAAGCCCGTTTCTGGCAAGCCCGTGCAGCAGGTATCTCCATCAAAGAAGCCTGCAAAATTGCGGGCATCCATTACAACACCGGCCAAAAATGGGATGCGAAACGCCGCAAAATTGAAGCCGATCAAGCTGCCGCAGACCTCGGAGTTAAAAAAGCGAACGCAAACTCTGGTAGGGAACGCCGAGAACTACGATCTGTCATTGACGAAGCCGGTGACCTGCCACCAGTCATCCCATATGAGCGTCTGAACGAACGAGCAAAACGAGGCTGGGACGACTTTGACTACTTCCGGCGCGTCTATCTAGGTCGAGTCCCGTCACCCTGGCAGGTAGACGCAGCATACAAAATTGTTCAACACCTAGAATCCGAAGAAAAAGAATTTCTGGTACTCAACTGTCCACCCGGTGCCGGAAAATCCACGCTTTTTCACGACGTAGCAGTCTGGTGTATCGTAAGGAACCGTGCGATCCGAGTCCTTATCGGCTCGATCTCGCAAACACTAGCAAAACAATACTCTCGACGTATCCGTGAAACCCTTGAACGGCCTGTCGCTTTGACTGTTGACCCAGAACAAGTGAAGAAAGGGCTGGCGGTAGACGCAGAAGGCTGCCTCGCCCAAGACTACGGCAGGTTCAAACCGTTAGCTTCCGGTTCGTTGTGGCGTGCAGAAGAATTTGTGGTGGAACAGTTCATTCCTGGCGGGCTAGACAACAAAGAACCCACCGTTTCTGCGTACGGTATCGACTCAGAGTTCATCGGTCACCGTGCCGACCTGTGCTTGTTTGACGATGTGGCCTCACCGGAAAACGCTAAAGAATCTGTTGCCCGTGACCGGCTACTGGAACGCTGGGATTCTATGGCTGAGGCACGCTGTGACCCTGGCGGGCTGGTGAATGTGATCGGTCAGAGGCTCGGCCCCGGCGACTTGTACAAACATTGTTTAGACAAAGTGACGTACGACGACATTGAAGAGGATGACGGCGAGGATGCAACCGCAGAAGACTCTTTGGCTGACCCAGTACGCATACCGAAGTACCATCACCTGATTTACAAAGCGTATTACGAAGAGTTGGACACCGGTAAACAGTCCCGCCGTAAGGATGCACCGGCATGGCCGGAAGGACCGTTGCTTGATCCGGTGCGTTTACCGTGGAAAGACCTGTCGTTTGTCCGATACAACCAGCCACAAAAGTTTCGTGTTGTCTACCAGCAGGAAGACATAGATTTGGATTATCAGCTTGTGGAACGCCCACAGTTGATTGGCGGTATCGCATCAGACGGTGTGGAATATCCGGGTTGCATTGACCGTGACCGTTTCCCGGGAAACATTATTCGTGGGTTGAAACCGCCGTGGGTGTCAATCATTTCGGTTGACCCTTCGCCAGCAAACTTTTGGGGGGTTATTTGGACTATCTATCAGCCCGATCTCGGTTTGTATCACGTTGTCGATATCGAACGCACCAAACTTACAGCAGAAGACCTGCTCGGTTACGATATGTCTACTGGCCGATATACCGGAATTCTTGACGACTGGTGTGATCGTGCCGAGGACATGGGGTATCCGGTGTCACATATTGTTGTTGAGATTAACGCAGCGCAACGGTTTTTGTTGGCACACGATTTTGTGCGACGTTGGCAGGCGTTACGACAGGTGCTGGTAATCCCGCATACCACGTCACGCAACAAGCTGGATGAGAACTTTGGTTTGGAAGCGTTGATTCCTCCGGTTGTCAGGTCAGGTTCGTTGCGGTTGCCTCGCATGTCGGAGAACTGGAAAACGTTGGCGTTGGTGCAAGAGTTGGAAACTTGGACTCGTGACAAGAAGAAGGGGACTGACTTGGCAATGGCGTTGTGGTTTATGTTGTTGCACGCCCCGAAGTTGACGGAACCTAAACGTCCACCTCGCATGTGGCGACCTTCCTTTCTTATTGATGCGTAGTGCTATACTGTGTCAAGGTTACGAACAAAGGAATACCAATGCCAAAAGGTAGAATGCCAAAAAACAAAAATCCGTATACATCTGGTCGCGGGTCTGGACGCACAACTCGGTCAAGTCGCGAGCGAGCCATGACTGCGGCTGATGCACGCGTCCGAGGCACCACCCGATTAAATCCTTCACGCACAGCGGCAGAAACCTATTCACATCCAAATTTGGATTTCGTTCGCGCTATGGTGAAGATTCCTCGCAACCGACGTGGCCGCTAATCAAATTTGCAACTAATTATTAGTTGTTAAATTGATTTGCGAAAACTGTTCTAAACAGTTTGACCCGGTGGCAACCCGTTGGCGATGCCCGCACTGCGGATTGAAGCATCACTGCTGCGGATAATGGTATCCTTAGCGTAAGACTGTCAACTATCTTGGAGTGCGCGTGAGGACTATCGAAGAAATTGTAGCGATGTACAATCATCGTCGCCGGATACTGGGTCCAGTCCACGACCAAATGTTGAAGGTGCGTGAACTTGCTAAAGGCGACGTGATCGTTCCGTTGAACGAACTAGACAAGAACGCTAAAGCATCTGTCGCCAACTTGCTGTCTGTTGGCCTTGACCAAATGTCGATGCGTGTTGCATCCACAATGCCACACCCGTACTTTCCTCCAATGAAGGAAGGTTCGGAACGTTCTAAAGATTTGGCTTCGCTGCGCCACAAAGCAATGTTGGCGATGTGGGATCAGAACCGGATGAACATGAAGCTCCGGCGACGCGCCCGCCATCTGCTCGGCTACTCAATGTCACCTGTCGTAGTGAAGCCGTGTTTCCGTACGAACGCACCGAAATGGCATTTGCGTAACCCGCTTGACACCTACCCGTCACCGAACGAAGATCCAGACAACCCTGTCCCAGAGAACGTGATCTTTACCTATCGCAAACCGTACTCGTGGCTCATCCAAATGTACGGTCCGCAGGTTGATGGCCGTCTACGGGTTGGCCGACCAGAACCAGACACCCAGTTTACGTTGCTGGAATATGTTTGCGAGAACGAAATTGTGGTTGGTGTGCTGGGCGCAGAGGATGATCCGTCGCTGAACTACATGGAACGTGCTGGTATGGAAGTGCTTGAACTGGAGCGCATCGTTAACCGTGCCGGTTGCCCGCTGGTAATTATCCCGCAACGCATCACGCTTGACACACCACGAGGACAGTTTGATGACATGCTCGGAATGTTTTACACCCGTGCGCGTCTACAAGCATTAACAGAAATCGCTATTGAGCGAGGCATTTTTCCAGACGAATATCTGGTTGCCCGCCCCGGTGAGAACCCTGAAATTATTGCGTTGGCTGACGGCAAACGTGGCGAGCTGGGCATCATCAAAGGTGGCGACCTACAGATCCAGCAGGTCAACCCCGGCTACAAAACCGATACGGCTCTTGACCGCATTGAACGGCAGGAACGTTTGGAAGGTGCAATCCCAGCAGAGTTCGGTGGCGAATCTGGCACAAACATTCGTACAGGTCGCCGTGGCGAAAACGTGCTGTCAGCAGTTGTGGACTACCGAGTGCAGGAAGCACAAGACCTGTTTGCATCTTCTCTGCTGGAAGAAGACAAGGTTGCTATCGCAATCGAGAAAGCTTATTTCGGTTCGCAACCCAAATCATTCTTTATGCCGGGGCGCGCACAGTCCGGCAAAGTTGATTACACCCCGAACAAAATTTGGGAAACCGATTTCCACTACGTTTCGTATTCGGCTTCTGGTTCCGATGTTAACAACCTGATTATCGGTTTGGGTCAGCGTATGGGTACTGGCATGATGTCAAAAGAATCTGCCCGTGAAGCCGATCCGATGATTAGCGATCCAGAACTAGAGCGTGATCGCATCACCGCCGAAGGAATTGAGGCAGCGTTGTTGGCATCCATCCAGCAGCAGGCCGCTAACCCAGAAGGTCCGTACCAGCCTGCCGATCTAGCATCGCTCACTAAGAAAGTGATGTTGGAAAAGAAATCG